GGAGTTTATAGAGTGTCTTCCTTCTCAATCATCTCATATTTAAAGGATTCCTCTGATTCTACTAATAGTCAGTCCATTTCCTGTATTACCATCCTATTTTGTTGTGGTGGCATAAAATAACGTCTCCTTGCGTTATTTAACAACAGATTACCAACTGCCCTCCCCATAGGACTAGCCATAGCAGCTCCAGCCACAGTAGCCCCCGTATAAACTTGACCTGCGTCAGGTAAGTACGCTGAAATTTTCTTCCACATCGACTCAATAGAAGGAAAATAATCAGATAGAGTATCATTCGTTTGTTGACGCACTTCAGGGTTGGTAATAGCTTGTGAATTAATAGAAGAATTCGCAGCTATAATGGTTTCAATATTGATCGTGGCCTCAACATAAATAGTTGAGTTCATGGCAAAATTGGTACCGACAATTAATGGTGTAGAAGTATTAGGTAATAGAGCGCCTGCATAACCAGTAATAGTATAAGGACTAAAAGCATATGATGTTACATCCACTGGGTGTATAACTGATGAACCTCCTGTAGCTCCATAGCCAATACGCATCTCCGGATAGCCTACAATAGTAGCTATACTTGATGATGTGAGATTAGTATTGTTTATGGACGGAACCGATCCAGTATATAATATACCGGGTGAAACCGTAGCTGGTATTAATGGATAAACTTTTATGCCACCGGAAACTACTCGTCCCTCAGATGCTGCCGAAGCAATAGCAGCAGCATTAGCGAAACTAGCAGTAGTCCAAGTGACACCAGCAAGACCAGAAGTATTATAATATATTGGCGCTGTTGTTGATCCAACTGTGGGTACAAGTGCAATAGCAAATGTTCCATCACTGTTAGTAGTCAAACTAAAGCGCGCATAAGCAGTATACAAATCAGTAGCTACTAAAGTGCCCCAGCCTAGTCGAAGCGGAGCAGATTCCCAAGGGTTAGCTAATGTTGAAACATAATCATTTACAGCAGATGAAGTTTTATTTTTATTTTTCTTTTTATTATTTTTCTTATTTTTATTTTTCTTTTTGTTTGCAGCTCCAGTAACATTAACAGCTGAAGTAACTTCGCTCTTTTTCTTTTTATTTCCTTTTGGTAAAGAAACAACTAATTGGGTTGACATTACAAAAACCTTTATTGATTACTTATGATATCACAAAACCGAACTGAACGTTAATCAATCCGGCTTCCAAGTAAGCCGGTGTGATATCAAAAGCCCCGTAGTTATTACGAGGACTTGCGGGCCCTCCAATTTAAAGCCTTGGATGGACGGGCCGGCTTTACCTTCGTGTTTTCCTTGTTTTTCCCTATATACCTCTCTTCCCTAATCTTTACGAACCTCTTATTTAACTTGGAGTAACCGGTCCCAGTGGTGCTTAACTGGCGTTTACTACCGGAATTAGAATTTATCCTACTAGAATCAATAAAGCGCATGCCAGGACCGGGATTAAACTTCGTCCCTAAACTTGATGTTCCATAATCAAAATCACTCGGTAAATTATAATAATCCGGTGATATGGAATATTCCTGACATGGGCAGTCAACGACTTGCAATTCTTGCTTCTCTTCCTTAGGTAAAATTACTTGACCTTGCACAACAACTGGCAAGGTTTTATGTCCCATAACAGGGATCTCTAATATTAATGGGGGTGACAAAGGGTCAACCTCTCTTGAAATTAATTTTAACAAGTAATCATTAATCTGGGTAAAATCCACGTTTGGCAATAGTTTACGTGTGACATCCCACATCCAATCACCTTCATTATTATTTGGAAACTGAACAGTCTCATCAAATTTTCCGAACCAAGTACAAATACCAAAGTTCGTTACCGGCATGCCACTATAAATAGTCAACACGCGAGTACAATACGATCCAATAATAGGTGTAAACCTATCGGTCAAATAATAACTCCGACATTTCTCAACGAGCTTCTGAATCGGTGTAACCGACTCAGGCAACGTATGAGTGGAGTGGAATTTACATAATTGTCGCTTAATATCACACATAGAATCAGGACAACCATGCCAAACAGCATTTGAATAATACCTAGCTAAGAAATTCACGCCTAACTCACCTCTAGCAATAGGTGATATTTCCAATTCTTGTCCCATAATCTCAGCAGATTTGACATAAATCTATATTAGAATTGGCTGTTAGACCGTCGTCTCCGCCATAAATTCCGAGCCTCTCCCAGGCTTGCAATTTAGTTAAATAAAGGCCATTTTCTCGAGTTTTACGAAAGGCCAGGAATGCCACGAAAGCATTGTCTACGGAGTTAAAATCAGCGGTTTCTGGTGACCCAGATAAACGAGAATCCAGAGTGTCGTAACGTACACCAAATCGTGTCCGTGCCCGTTGATTTAATTGCGATGTCATTAATTCCCTTAAACGACTCCGATAGACAGGTGCAAAAGCACGCATCATGATATGTTTCTCTAATAAACGTAGATGTTTTGACACCCTCCCATCAAATCTTGAATAATCCGTCATCACGACATTTGATGCTAAGGAACAAATATGAGCAACACGCTTAGCTATTTCCAATGGTGTTTTCCCGAATGCATACCATTCCATACTTTTCAGATGGCTAGCAAATGCATACGTAAATTGTGAATAATTAACTTTGTTAATTCCAGGAATAGTAGATATAACGCGTGGGTCATTAGGACCCTCATAAGATTCACGCTTCATAAAACTATCTACTCCCCTTTTCACAGTATACAAGCAATGTCTCACAGCTGCATCAATAATATTACGCTGTGATGGCCTATTCTGACGTTGATAAACTTCGTCAATATCCACTGGATGCAACATGCCTGGGTGTGGTAATAACAATTCCACAAACTCATTTATCACTGATAATTCAAATTGTGATAAATCTTTAATTTCCTTATTTTTCAACCTCACCTCAACCACTCGGCCATTTACCATTCTTTTATCATTATTCTCACAACTATCAGGGGCATAACAGCCTCCCAAAATGAATGGGGACATGAATGGTTTAAGTGAAGGTTTAGCGTCTGGGTCAAATGATTCTGGATCAAATTGATATTTATATACAGAATGCTCGACGGGATATACCATCGGCGGTATAAAAGATGTCTTATTTCTATGATAATTTGCTAAAAATAGAGCTTCATGAGGACTAAAGTCCGTATTCAATAGTGGTTTGATGCCCGCAGCCGTTATACGGCCTGATTGATCTAAAGCATAATTGGCAATTGCATCATCAATTTTAACGTCTATCGATGTAGACGACCAAGCTCCCACCTTACCTGTTGAAACCAACATCTGGTCCTTATTTCGCACATACATTCTAAGAAATTCTCCGTCTACGACATCAAATTTCTTTAACCTATGCCCTTCAATATATTTTGAAATATCTATCAAGGGAGAATGTAAACTTAAAAAGGGGATGAGTATTAATAACACATGATGGTCATCAATACTACGTCGCTCAACATGGTAGGCGGTAACATCATACCACAAACCACACCATCGTTTGGAACTTGCCACTAAGACATCTGTTCCATAATCCCATAAGTGATGCTTATATGTAGCTCCTCCTGAAACACGGTAATCTAACCGGCCAGCCTTATCAAAAGTAAAGGAGTATTCAGGTAATGAAGCCGCAACGGTGGTGGGCTGAAATGTTGATATTGCATAAAGGGAGGGATAAGTTCCCAACATCATAGGCATGTCCATATGATAATCTGTGTCCATAATAGCGCATAAATCTCCTGACTTAGGATTAAACCCAGAACAGGGGGCCGTAAAATCTTTAGCCCAGTAATAAGATCTGCAACCAGACCGGCCTGACCTAACGTCAGCGGCTGATCTTTGTACATAGTAAGTGTCGACACCAAGGAGTTTCGCATACTCTTCAACAATATAAACTGCTGAATTTCTAATCGACGCGCTTCTCGGATGAGTATGATTTTCTTGCTCTTTTGTCGCCACATTTGGTGTTTCATGGAAAATTTCACGGGCAGTCTCGGGTGAAGGAAAGTTCCTTCCAAATGTTCCCAACCATTCCGCATATTTTGAGAAAAATTGCCGGCCAATAGGATCAAACGCTCTTCTTTCACTTGCATGATAAATCAGCCCAACAAAAGTTCCCACTCCAAACAACCTAGTACCAATTGCGAATGCAACCGTAGTGTACATGGATACCAAAGGTACGTAATATCAACGAGGGGGAATTAT